TGGTCGATGATGGCCTTGTTGGCGATGACTTGCGCAATCGTGGCGGCATTGATGAATGCCGACTTCATGTACACGCCCGGCTGCACCTCGATGCCGTCGATCACCGTGGGCACCGTGATCGTCGTGAACAGCGCCTCGCCCTTGTCCGACGCATCCTGCCCAGCGATGTAAAAGCGGTCGCCAACAAAGGCAATCTCGGTGCCGCTTTCGTCCGCGTACAGGCCCATCGCCACGATGCGACCATTGGCGTCGACTTTGACGAAATATTGCCCCTTGATGCCGTCGACGCTCTCCATCAGCTGCTGCACGGAAGTCGTGTGACCGTCGACCGTGGTCTGCACCGTGACGAGCGAACGCGCCAGGTTGCCGGCCATCTTGTCGCCTGCCACCGCCGCGATCAGTTGCATCGCGGCCAGCGCATCCTGCTGGTTCTGGGCATTCCGCTGGCTGGCCAGCAGTTGCTCGACAGTCGCGGCGTCCGGGAGCTGGTCCAGCAAATCCTCGACGTTGTCGATCTTCCCGATCTTGTCGTTCAGGGCCGGTGCCAGCTTGGTTTCGTCGATGACGCCTTCCAGCACGTCGCTGGCGACGTTGTGCGGGATCGTGACAGCAATCGACGCGCTGTAGTTCAAGCTGTCCTTGCCGAAATCGTCGTAGCCAGCCGCGCGCAGGTAGTAGGTTTCACCCTGCACCAAGGGCGAACCGTCACCAAGCTTGCCGGTAAAGGCGATGGTGCCGGGACCGTCGTACACGGCTTCCGCGATTGGCGGCGTGTCGTTCTCCACCCTATCAAGCCATACCAGAATGCCGTCGAAATCGGTTTCTACCGGCGCGATGCACTTGAACATGACCGACTGATAGCCAGCCTCTACCGTCAGCCCGGCCAACGGCGCCACTTGCGGGTTGGCTGCGCTCAGTTCCGCAGTGAGGCCGATGCGGCCACCAGCACTGCAGCCGGCCACGCGAAACGTTAGCGAGCGCCAGATGCCGCCGTCAGCGACCATTTCCTCCTTTGAATAGCTGTAGCGCGGATCCGTGATGCCGGCGACGGTCCGGATGATGCTGCCGCCCGCCAGCACCTGCACCTGGTACGACGCGGCGCCCTCAAGAGGATCCCACGCGATCTTGACTTGCGTGCCCACCCATGGCTGTTCCGGCCGCAAATTTCGCGGAGGGTTCAATGCCGCGCCCATGGTGCGGTGCGGGCTGGCATAGGCCCATTCGCTGCGGATGCCGCGCGCTGACACGACGCGCGCGCGCACGTTGTAGATCACATCGTCGACCACGGGCGAGAGAAACGCACTGGTTGCATCCCCCGCAACCGACACTCCCTGCGTCCATGTCAGCGCATCGGCCATCTTGTATTCCAGGTCGACGCGACCGCCCTGAGCGCCCATGGCCACCGCCTGCGGCCATGTCACATGCATGCGGGTAATGGCCGTGCCGTCGCCCAGGATCAGCTGGAAGTCGGGACCGGACTCCACCGACACTTCCGCCAGCGGCTCGACATAACCGGACAGCGGCAGGTTGGTCGGCGGCGCGTCGTCAACGATCGTCTGTTCGCCCATGTTCCACGCATAGGCCGATGGCGAATCCTCGCCAAGCACCAGATCGACGCCGCCCGATGAGGTGAACACCCAGTCCATCACACGGAACACTTTGCGGTTCCAGCCGAACTTCGCGCTGGTCAGCATGACGGGCATCCATGCCGTCAGCTGAAAGGCCGTGATCTTCGCCGGGTATTCGACCACGATTCCCTGCCGCCCGCGTTCGAGGATGATCTTTGCCAACCGCTGCGCCATCACCACGTCGGTGGTGAACGGCAGCTGGATATCCTTGGCAATCGCTTCCCGGTCCTGCGCGGCATAGAGGTCGTTCTTGACCATCGGGAAATCGACCGGCTGCCATGTCTTGGCGCCGTCGACATACGTACCCTTGATCTGGTTAAACAAGTCGCGCCGCGAGGTATGCGGGCGCACCTTGATCGGCCCGCGCAGGTCGCTGTCGGTCAATTCGACGGTCGGTATTTCATAGGCACCGGCATACACGCGGAACACGCCGCCGGCCAGCACCGGTACCGGACCGCCGCCGGCGGTCGACATCTTGCTCAGGTTGTCGTCCGGCGCGGCATCCGACACCACGCCGTTGCATACGTACCGCTTCTGGAACTGGTTGTCGCCGATCTGCACGAACTCGTCGCAGATGTTCGCCGCCACCACTACCGAGGCGGTGTCGACGTCTTCTTCGTCGCAGCCCAGGCCATCTGCCGTGCGCAGGTAATCGTTGATGCACAGCGCCCAATTGTCGGTCCAACCCGTCGTACCGGTGCGCGGATCGTAAATATCCTTCTTGCCACGAACCAGCGCCTTGATGTTCGGGATGCCGCTGGCAAAGACTTCCTGGTTGAACTCAAGACGTACATACAGGTAGCAGACGCCGCGCAGGCGATGGTTCGCCGTCCAGTTGGCCGGCATCTCGGCGATGAGGTCCGCATCCGCCTCCTGGTTGACGGCGCCGAGGTACTTTTTGATCCGGATCAGCGACCTGCCGATCCAGTACTTGCCGCCCGTTACGTACCCGTTGGCATCCAGCGCGCCGATCGGATCGTCGCCGAAATAGACTTCGTCGATCGCTTCGCACTCATGGTTCGCCAGTGCGATGACTAGGTGCATGAACTTGTTGCCGTCGCCCGACGAACCGGCAAACACCAGCGGACCGCTGGTCATGGCCGTGCCGTAGACGATATTGCGCGGCTGCACCGAGGAACGGACCACTTGCGTGCGGTCCCGCATCTCGGCGCTGAAGCCGTTATCGGCCTTCTTGCCGTAGATCTTGCCCATGACGACCGTGGCGGCGTAGGCCAGACCGATGTTGATCGCAAAGGTGGCAACGGCGGCGTAGGTTCCGGTCAGGCCAATGGCTGCGACAACGGCTGCTGCCATACGGGTTCCCTCCATGCCGACAATGCGGCGTTCATGTCCATGAATAGCAATCCCTGCTGGCCTTGCGCGGCGATCTGCCTGCCGAGGCAGACGGCCAGCGCTGGCCCGTCAGGCGTGTCGATGCTGACGATGTCGCCGCGCCCGGCGCTCAGTTTGGGGATCTGCCGCAAATGGCGATTGGCGACGCCTTCGACGCCACCGTGGCGCTTGAGCAGCCTGGCTGCCCCTTTGGCCGTGCTGTAACGGCCGCGCAAGGCCGCGGCGAAATCGACACCGGTCATCGCCAGCATCACGTCGGCGGCGAACATGCAGCAATCCCGCTGGCCCCAACAAAAAACCGCCTCGCGGCGGTTTTCGATCAGGTCATGCAGGCGTTCCGGCCAGTCTGGCAATCTCACGATCTTCCCCATACCAGCTCCTTCTCCACCAGCTCGGCGACGTACTGGAATCCCAGGTCGTCCGGATACTTGGCGATCTGGTCTTCGTGGTTGTAGCGGCTACTGCGCGGCCGCGCCCAGTCGACCAATCGGGACTCGGCATTGAGCGTGATGGATGCCGTCTCGCCGACTTCCGTATCCATCGTGTCGATGCGGCCGAAGAAGATACGCACCGGCGTGCCGATCAGCTGGTAATCGTCATCCAGCGGCGCATACCAGATTTGCGCACGCTTACCCTGGTAGTACTCGCCGATTGCCATCGCGATCACTTCGGGCGGAATGCCTGAGAGCGTGAGCGTTACGCCCTTGGCTTCCAGATCCGCCGCTTCGGAGATTTCGCCGATGTCGCCAAGGTTTCCCAGGCCGATCCACTCTTCGCCGTTCCATTCGAAGTTGTACGGCAGGTTGCACAGCCGCATGACTTGGTTGAAGTCCAGCCGCACAAAGCAGATGCCCGGCACGTGCGGTCCCTGCAGGCGATCCGATGCCGGAAGCGATAATCCTTGTCTCATTGGAATACCTCGATACAGCCGATGGTGACGCTGTCGAATATCTGGCCCGGTAGCCGCGTGATGGCGTACTCGTCGCTGTCGAGCATCATCAGGGTTTTCGGCCGCGTGGCCGTTACCGTCGCACCGAGCAGCGGCAATTTGCGCCACGGCGGCGTGACGAATACCGTTACTACGCCGCCATCGTTGGCCGACGCCGGCGACGTGATCATTTTCAACTCGCCGCCGGCCTCGATGAAGTCACCGGCCCCAAACACCGGCGCCCCCGGCAAATAGCCAGAGATCGACAGCGTCCGGGCAGCGCGAGCTGCAACAATGCCCGCACCCTGACTGCCGGGACGGGTATGCGGCCATAACAGGAAGCGGCCTGCCATGCCCTCCAGCGACGCCAGGAACACGTCCAGCGCGGCGGCCTGCTTCGATGTCAGCGGCGTGGTCTGGATGGATGCCTTCCAGCGTGCCCCGGGCCGGGACGTGGTCTGCGTGCTGCTATTCAGCGGCGACGTGAACGACTCCGTATTGCTTTTGAGTCCCCACGTCGCCTTCGCCGGCAAAATCTCCGGAAAGTCGACTACCATCGTCACCCCCTCTGATACGCACGCGAGCCGCTGCGGATCGACTGTTGAATCTCATTGATGGCGGCATTCTTCGCTTGCACCATCGCCTGCGTGATGGAAGCCTGATCGGACCGGCTGTCGACGCTGATGTGCTGGACGACCTGCACCGATGGCGGCGAGCCACTGCTGCTTGCGATGCCCTTCAATGCGTTGTTCGGCACAATCGATCCCCCCAATGGCCCCATCCTCAGCAATTCCGGTCCTTTCTCGCCAACCAGATACATGCCGTTAGGCTGAACGTGCCCACCTCCAGCACGTGCACCATCCAACTTCACGCCGTCGAACATGCCGGCGGAATAGTTGGACGACGACGCGCTCCCGGACGAGGATCCGCCGAAGAGCGAACCCAGCCATCCGCCGGCACTGTCGATGATGCCGGCAATGGCCTTTCTGGCCTGGATACGAATCAGGTCAGCAATGATCGAATTGGCGAGATCGGTGAACGACAGCTTGCCGGTCGTCACGAACTTGACCCACACATCCTCCATGCCTCTTGTTGCCGTGGCGAAGACGCTTTCCACCTGCTGCGCGGTGTTTTCCGCTGCGTCTCGGTAGTTCGCCATGTAGCGCGTCGCACCTCCCCATCCGTCGGCCTGGATCTCTTTGAGGCTCTTGCTGTATTGCCGCTCCAGGTCAAGCCGACTTTGCAGGTTCGCCTGCAGTGCCGCCAGTTCCTGGTCGTAGGTGCCTTGACTGATACCGCCGTGCGCTTCGCCCTTTTCGAGGGAACGGCGCAACGACTCTGCTGCCTTGTCGTACTCCTGCTGCACCTGATTCAACCGGTTCAGCTCGTCCTTGGCGGCGTCGCCCAATCCGGCGCCGGCGATCATGTTGTTGATCGCCTGCTGGCGCGTGTTGTAGGAGGCATTCAACGACTCGACGTAGGCCTGCACGTCGCGCCGCTGTTTCTCCATCAGCGAGCGAACGTCGTTGGTGTACTTCTCCTCGTTGGCAAGCTGCTCGTCGCGGATCCGCTTCTGCTGGTTTTTTGCTTCTTCCAGTGAGACTGTATTGTTTTTCTTCTTGGCTATGGCTTCCTGCTGTTCCGCGATGGCCAGTTCCTTGGCAAGCGCCGCCTTGCGGGCATCGTAGTCGGCAGCGAGATATTGCTGCGTGTCGAGCAGGCCGATGTCGTACTGCGTCTTGATGTTCTGGATCGAGACCTTGAGCGCCCGTTCTTGCTCTTGGAACTGCCCCTGCAATGCCCTCAGCTGCGCGTTGACCGCATTGTCGTTTCCCTTGGTGCCAGCGCGGTCCTTGTACTTGTCCTCGATGTCCTTCTGCAGCTGACTGTACAGACCGCCACTAGCCGGCTTTCCTGCGCCGTCGAAATCCACATTGTCCAGACGCGCATTGCGCTCGCCCGTACGTTGCGCCTCCAGCATCATTTTCGTGAAGCGGTCACTTAGCTGCAGCAGCTCGGTGCGCTTGCGGATGTTCTTGTCCATCGATTCGGTTTGCGCATCGATGGCCCGAGAAGCATCGAGCGAGGCGGC